GTTGCATTCCAACCCCTATTCATTCCCAAGCGGTACAAAGTTTTTTACGGCGGCCGTGGCAGTGCGAAGTCATGGCAGTTTGCCCGAGCGCTGCTGATCAAGGGACTTGAGAATTCGTTGCGCATCCTTTGCGCTCGCGAGTTCCAGGTCAGCATCCGTGAATCTGTGCACCAGCTTTTGCGCGATCAGATCGTGATGCTCGGGTTGGAAGACTTCTACGACGTCACAGACCACGAAATCACAAGTAAGGTCAACGACACCGTCTTCATCTTCAGAGGCCTTCGTTACAACATCGGCAACGTCCGATCGCTCGAAGGCATCGACATCGTGTGGGTGGAAGAGGCGGAAAAGGTGAGCGACGCCTCATGGCGAGTGCTGATCCCCACGATGCGCAGGCCAGGTTCCGAAATCTGGATCAGTTTCAACCCCGACCAGCCGACCGATCCGACCTGGAAGCGCTTCGTGCAGAATCCGCACGACGACAGCTTCGTTGTCAAGGTGTCGTACGAAGACAACCCATGGTTCCCGGAAGAGCTGCGCAAGGAGATGGAATACGATCGCCGCGTTGACCCCGAGTCCGCGGCGCACGTATGGGACGGCGAATTCAGCGTGCGCAATGCTGCGGCCGTCTTCCACGGCAAGTGGATCATCGACAGCTTCGAGACGCCTACGGATGCAGCCGGCCCGTACCAGGGCGCCGATTGGGGATTCAGCCAAGACCCAACTGTTCTGACTCGGAGCTGGATCAAAGACAAGAAGCTGTTTATTGAGTACGAAGCCTACAAGGTCGGATGCGAAATCGAAGATACGCCTGAGTTGTTCGATCGCATTCCCATGGCTAGGAATTATCGCATCTACGGCGATGTCGCAAGGCCGGAGACAATCAGCCACGTCAAGAACAAAGGCTTTCGCATCGAAGGCGCGGAGAAGTGGAAGGGAAGCGTAGAGGATGGCATCGCCTTCATACGCAGCTTTGAGAAAATCATCATCCATCCTCGCTGCAAGCACACCGCGTACGAAGCGCGGATGTATTCGCACAAGGTGGATCGCCTCACTGGCGATCCGCTCCCCGACATCGAGGATAAGCACAACCACTGCTGGGACTCGGTGCGTTATGGTTTGTTCAAGCTGATCCGCATCAGCAAGGGCAAAGGCAAGCCGTCCATCAGGTCACTTTGAAAGGAGAAATGCAATGCTTCTGAAAAGGCACTACGATCTTCCCAGCGGATTCAAAGACTGGGACGACTGGAAAGCGCGTGGCCGCAAGATGGACAAGCGCGGCCGTGTGCTCAACCTTCCCAAGGTTAAGGGCATCGACCTGCTTTCGCTCGGGCAGTCGCCGAACTGGAACGTGTCGCCGAACCTGCTCAATTCCGGCCTGCGCGATGGATGGCTTTCGCTCAAGGATGGCGTGCTGACGCTGCACAGCCAGAACAAGGGCGACGTTCGCTTCAACGTCGTGCGCAATCCCGGGTACTACTGCTGCCACTGCGGCATGCACCTGGAAGACAGTGCATCGGCGCGTGAGCACGTCGCAGAAGAGCACGCCGGCGAAGAGTCGCCGGATCGCAACAACCCTTCCGGCTACGAACTGGCTTCGTACTACGCCTGCGTCGAAGCTGATCCGCGCAAAGGAGTCTGAGCCATGGCCGACCTTGTTTTCAACATTGCACTCGGCCAGGTGGTCGGGTACTATCGCCGCGTCGACGAAAACGATCCGGCGAACAGTGCGCTCATCGTTCTCGTCATCGATGCGAACGGCGACACCGATGCGACCATGCGCGATCGCGACGACATCGCTGCGCTGCTCGGCGGTACGGCGAACGAGGTGACGAACACCAACTACGCGCGCAAGGTGCTCACCGATGCGAACCTCACTGCGTTCGCTCCGGACGACGCCAATGATCGTGTGGACCTGGACATCCCCGACCAGACGTGGACCGGCGTCGCTGCCGGCGATGCGTGGACGGACATCATCGTCGCCTACGACCCGGATACGACGGCCGGCACGGATTCGACGCTCGTTCCTCTCACGCTGCACGACTTCGCCGTGACGCCGGATGGATCGGACATCACTGCCCAGGTCGCCGCGGCCGGCTTCTTCCGTGCTTCGCCGGTCTGATCTATGGGATTCCGATCTGACCAGTGGTTGGCCGAGCGCCGCTTCAAGCAGCTCCAGGAGCAGGAGGCCGGCGCACTTGCTTATTTGGTGCGCCGGCGTGTGCTGCTTAACTCCGCTACGGTGAACGAAGATGTGATCGGAGATTTGCGCGATCACTGTGCGCGCATCGTTACTCGAACCGACGAATGGTTGCAATCGTCCGCGGGTATTAATGACCAGGCGAAGCGTGTTCTGAACGACGCGACATTCGATGTCGCTGCGGCGTGGGACGAGGTGCGCGTAGCTATGACGGCGTTGCATGATGCATGCGTTGCGCTTGGTCCGCGTGGTACTCCCGCCGGCCGCGATGCCACGCCGTCAAGCAAGACTTTTACGCTCCAGGAAGTCGGTCCTGTCGTCATCGCACTTGACGCGTTGATCGCCGCACACAGGAAATAAACCGTGGCCTTTGGTGTAGTCGGTTCTCCGCAAGACGTTTCAGCGAGCCTGACGGGGGCTGACCCCGCTGCGTTCAACGTCACCGTAGCGGGGAATCGGCACATCCTCCAGTGGGCGTACTACAACAGCACGGATGGTACTGGAGCCGGCACGTTCACGCTGAACGGCGTTACGCCGGACAACTCGCATGAAGTAACGAACGTTGGCGATGCTTCTGCATGCGGCACGTTCGTTTGGAACGACATCGCTGTTGGAACTCGCGAACTCGACGGCCAGTGGGACGGCACTCCTGGTGAAGGTCCGACAGGTTGGTTTACCAACGTCGATGACGCAGGCAATGCGCTCGATCTTGATAGCGCCACAGCTGAGTCCACGACTGCTGTTGAAGTAACGTTGGGCGGCTTGGCTTCCGGCAACCTTGTCATCAAGATGCAGATGAAGTTCGACAGCGGGACGGTTCCGCCGGGTACTTCCGGAGGATGGACGAGTCTCGGTGTTACGGCATCTGCCCATAGCGGCGAGTGGTCGCGTGTCGAATCAATCACGGCTTCCGGTGCGTCGCAGGCGTGCCCCGCGGAAGACGAATATTATTCGGCTGTCACAGCTGTCGCATTTCCTGGGGCAGCTTTCGCTGAACTGAGTGGTACGGCCTCCGAAACAATCGACGAGGATGACATCGTCGCCGGCGGCAAGACGGTTGTTGTCACGCTTACTGATGAAACGTTCGTCGACAACGGTTTCCCGGTAGTCGAAGGCGTGGCGGAATCCAGCGTCAACACCGCAGGCACAAGTCATGCAGTAACGTTGCCGGCAAACATTGTTGCTTCCGATCTGGTTCTTATCCTCATGGATATCGGATCGACTTCAGCGACGTTGAATGCGCTCACGGACTGGGCTGAGTCGCTGGACGAGAACGTTGCGAATGGGTTGAAGATTCTCAGGTACACCGGCAGCGGTGTGCCGAGCAATCCGACTTTCACTTCGTCGGCGTCTACGCGCTCGGCATCCATTGCGTACCGAATTTCCAACGCTGACAAAAGCATTGCGCCGCAGATCGGCACGACAGCGACAGGCACATCGGCTACGCCGAACCCGCCTTCGGTGACTCCGACAGGTGGGACGTCGAAGAAGTATTTGTTCATTGCATTCTTCGGGCAGGCAGGCGAAGAGGCGGATGACGATACCTGGGTCAACACGCCTCCAACGAACTACACGCCATCGCCGCCGCGCCAAAAAGCATGCGGCACTGCCGGCACGAGCCTTGGTGGGAAGATCGGCGCAGCTGAGCGGCAGTTGGAGACAGGTTCGGCCCAAGACCCAGGTACGTTCGGCGTAGACGTATCGGCTGCGTGGCGCGCGCAGACGATCATCATCCACCCGGCGTTCGCATTCGACGATGCGCGTGCTGCCATTCGCTCGGGCATGGACTCGGCGCAGTCGGAAGGCACGGGATGGGATGCACGGCTTTCCACGATTGTTCCATTGAACAACATTGTTCGCACATCCGATACGGTGGTGACGATTACGCTTGCAGCGGATGCCAGCTACAACATCACTTCGCAGGAATTGATTACGGTGACAGTGCCGGGATCGGCACTTGTC